CTGGTATGCACGGTGCTGGGCGCTGTCATCAGTTATGCCACCTTCTCCCGCAACAAGGGGAAAGACGACAGGAGCAACGGCCAACAGCTCGGCACCGTTTTGACAGAGCTGGGGTACATCAAGTCCAACACGGACGAGATCAAGACGGAACAGCGAGAGCAGCGCAAGACCAACACAGAGGTGGAGGGCCGTCTGGCTGCCGTGGAGGCCAGCGCCAAGTCCGCACACCACCGCATTGACCATCTGGAGGCGGTACGAGATGAAGAACATTAAGACGACCACGCGGCGGCTGTTCGTGACAACGCAGATCGCCGCGCTGGGGTGGGTCACGATGTCCTACCTCATCGCCCTGTACGCCACGGTGCGGCTGGGCCAGGTGTTCCCGGTGGTGGACCTGTCCGAGCAGGCCATCGAGACCATCCTGGGCGTGAACGTCCTCAAGGTGGTGGAGAACATCTTTGAGCACAACGACGGGGTGGTGTTCGGCAAGAGCAACGCACCGGAGAAGAAAATCAAACGAGATTGCTAAAGGAGGAAATCGAAATGAAAACCTATATCGGCACGAAAATCATTGAGGCGGTCCCCGCTATTCGCAAGGGCTGCAAAGTCTATGAGAAGGACCAGCCCATCGCCATGGGCATGGTCCCCGATGAGGAGGGCTATAAGG